TTGGATCTGCATATCTCTGAGAGAATTCTTGGAAAGAGAACGAACGGTGTCTTAGTAACTGCCGACCGATATCTCTTGTAGTGTCTATTTCTAAACATGCACTGACCATCTCTAATGGAGACCAATGTTGATGTTTGATTAGATATTTAACGAGCTTCTCAGAAGTAGCTTCGTTGATTTGGTTGCCTGGGTTTGATACCCTAGCACAGTATGCAACCATCTGCAGGAGGTCGTCTGATAACTCACTGCCTGCAGGAGGTTGACTATATGATATAAGTTTCACATTCATCATGTTATAATTCTAGCCTTCCTTTCGTACCAAAGTGTAGATTCCCCAAGCTAGTCCTGCCCAAGCAAGTAGTTTAGCGATTCCTCCAAATAGAATTACTCCACCGCATACAGCGATTAAAGTAGCTCCGTCCCATGTGGTTCTTTCGGGTAGTCTATCTTTTACCCAGTCTGTTATTATATTCATATATAGCTCCTATACGTTAAAATCTGCAAACGTGTCTTTGTTTTCCCTATCACCCCACGTTGCAATTGGTTTATCGGGGATAGAACTGCTGTCACCCATTATATCGGTTTGAGCAGATTCTTCAACATCATATAACTTCATGCGGGAACGATCTACACCAATAACAAATCTCTTGTATGTGGTTGGATCGTTATATCGGTTCTTCAACTGTTTCACCATCAATTGGCCTAATTCTTCTAGTTCCTCTGTAGATATAAGAGCAAACATAAGATCAGCCGTTGCTGGCAATCCAAATGATTCCGAAGTGTCCTCAAGTCCGACATCAGTATTACTAAATCCTGACCTAGTAGTCTGTGTTGCCGAAAGAATGGGAACATTAAACTCTACAGCAAGACCACGCATTTCTTCTGCAATGGCTTTGATATAGGTATAACTATTTATAGCGCCACCCATCCCCTTCATACGACTCGATGAGCATATGTTTAGGTAGTCGATATAAATCATATCTGGTTTAAAGTTCTTTTTAAGTTTTAGTTCATTAAGTAGGGCCCTGAAATGACCAGTATGAGCTGAACCAGTAGGGTATTCTTTAATGATTAGTTTACCGATAGATGCTTGTGCTATCTTTTCTATCTTAGTGTCAAAGACATTCTTCGGTAAGGTTTCTAACTGTTGTATTGGTAAGTCCATAAGATTAGCATCAATACGTTCTGCAATCTTTTCTTCGGCCATCTCCATGGTGATATACAACACATTCTTACCTTGTTGTAGCACCGAGGCTGCACAATGACACATGAAAAGGGATTTACCCACGCCTGTACCTGCTAGGCAGATGTTCAAGGTCTTATTGGGTAAACCACCCTTGGTAATCTTGTTGAAATAGTCCAAGTCAAATGGTACTCTTTCTTCGGTTCTATTATAGAACTCGAAACGGTCGTCAGAATTATCTATGTAATCGTGACCAATGGCCTGATCAAATGATACACCTAATGCTTTAGATAGTATCTCTGGTATAGCACCTTCACTTTGATCTTGACTCTTACCATCAATAATCTGTATGGAATCCATAATTGCATTGTATACTGCTCGATCTCTACACCATTTCTCTGTCTCAACAATCATGTAATCTGTATCAATGTCAGTTTTAACATTGATTTCATTAACTAGCTTTGCAGCGTTATTAAGAACATCATCAGGAGCTTGAATCTTTCTCAGCTCTAACTCGAGCACTTTACCCGTAGGTAATTTGTTGTTCTTAGCAACAAACTTAACTATAAGGTCAAATACTGTAGTGTGAGTACCTTCGAAATACTCTTTCTCCAGATACGGTATTACCCGCCTGCAGTATTCTTCATTATTGAGTAGGTGACTCAGTATGTGAGTCGGTAGTTGATTTGATATGTTCATTTGTTTCCTTCGCTTGATCATTAATTATACTTGATAGAACATCACCTAAATAGTTCTTAAATTCTTCAGAACTTTCTAGCTCATCAACATTGCGTGGGCCTGCGTCCTTGACATTATATGTAAATGCTAGAGTTGCCATTCCAAGAGTTTCATCCTCTTTAATGGAGACAGTACCGTATACAACAACTACTCCAGAGTAAGGAGAATCGTTTCTAAACTTGATTCCCCAAAACTCTGACGAGGCATTCTCTACATAGGTATAATCGTTCGGTTCTATGTAGTTTTCCATTAGTCTGTATACTCGATTTCTGGATCAAAGTCAATTAGAGACTTATGGCCGATCTGGTATTGCTTGATTAGGAACTCTCGGAACTTCTCAGTACCTAGAATAGGTTTCCAGAATTCATCTGTCTTGGTATCCTTCTCTCGGACCTTAGGTTCTACTAGTTCACCAGTTTCTTGATTAACCACTTGATACCAACCGTTAGAAGGTTTAAACACAAAGCCACCGGCGATAGCAATATCAAGAAGACCACTGTTACGTTCAACACCACCATCCCAAGAAACCGATACGGGAATCTTAGATTTTTCTTTAACCATTCTTGACTTTTCAACATTGATAACAAAATCATAACCTGTAACTTCCATTCCTTTCTTGTTCTGTCTACGGCCCAGAATCCAGATATTATCTGCTGAGTAGTAGATACCCGTACCACCTGATACAATAGCCTTAGGGAATAATCCCATTTCTTGATATGTATGATTGACTGCCAGTAAAGACACGTCCTTCATAGTCAAGTAAGGTGTTACCATACGGAATAGACCCTTGATAGCTTTGGCACGAGACATATCAGCAACTGATTTCTCATTCAAGGCGTCTTCTAGTTCTTTCTTAGAAGCAAGGTTACCGATAGAATCAATGATGATAATGACTTTGTCTTTACGTTCAATTTCATCTAACTGGTTAACTAAATCAAACTTTAGCTGTTCTACATCCGTAATAGGTGTATGTAGTACACGTGTGGTATCAATACCGAATGCTTCAAAGTATGACTGTGGTGAACCAAACTCGGAATCATAGAATAACAACACTGCATCTTTATGTTCTTTAAGATAGGCACCAGCCATTAGTAGGGCAAATGAGGTCTTAAAGTGTTTAGACGGCCCTGCTAATACCGTGAGTCCAGATGTGAGTCCACCTTGTGGGTCACCCGAGAGTGCCACATTAATCATAGGTACTTCTGTTTGCACCATGGTTTTCTCACCAAAGAAGATACTATCAGCTAGTACAGCCGTAGTTTTGATCTTTGAATTCTTTTTAAGTTTATCCATTATAGACATATTAGTATTTCCTCTTAGGTTGAAAGGTTGCTGACATTCGCATCTCTCTCTTGGTTCTTGCTTTGGCTTCTGCCTTTTTACGCTTACGCTTAGACGTAGGCTTTTCGTAAAATTCTTTCTCTCTTACTTTCTGTAAGACCCCAGACCGTTCAACTGCTTTCTTGAACTTTCTAAGAGCTACATCGAAAGGAATTTCCTTTGGTGGTCGTTTGTCCTTTGAATTCCTATTAGGTCTCGGACGTAAATCAATACTTGGCATATATTCTCCTCTTTTAATTATTAAGTATATTATAACACATTTTACTGCGTTTGTAAAGTGATTTCTGCAACTCTTTTTCGCAAATCTGAAGTTGAGAATCGGTGGTCACGTTTGTTGAAATAGAATTCAATACCGCGTTTCTGGCATATATCTTTACCAGTAAAGTCTATATCTCTATATTCTTCACCCATAATCTTGATATCAATCTGATACATGCTTAGAATATCTCTCAATTCGTCCTCAGTATTATATACTAGGATTTCATCTACGTATCGGATGGCAGCTAGTTGAGCTTGTCTCTCTACGATATTCTGTACGGGTTTATTCTTATTTGGCCTGTCGACAGATGGGTCGTTCTGTAGTGCACAGATAAGATAATCACACTGTGTTTTTGCTTCTCTTAGCATGGCAACGTGACCTGAGTGTAACAGATCGAATGTTGAACATGTTATTCCTACTTTCATACTTGCTCCATATAAATGCCACAGTCTACCAGAAACTTGAGGCCAGATCCTTTAGCGGCATTATAATCATTATTATAATAAACCTCAGTAATACCACATTGGTGTATTAACTTAGCACACTCAATACATGGCATATGGGTGCAGAATATAGCTGCACCGTCACACGACTCTGTAGATTTAGCAACTTTAGTGATAGCATTTGCTTCTGCATGAAGGACTTCGGGATTACTTTTATCATGTTCGTCTTCGCAGGTATTATCCCAACCAGACGGCATTCCATTGTATCCTATAGATATGATTCTATTATCTTTGACAATAATAGAACCTACCTGAGCTCTAACTGCAGAGGATAACCCTGAGAATGTTATTGCACAGTCCATGAAGGCTTTCTTGAATTTAGTTTTCATTTGTTTTCCATAATTTAATAGATATATTATAACACACTTTCAATCAAATGTAAAGGGTTATTATAGCACTGCCTTAATATATTCCATATCAACGATTACAGCACCATTGCCGTCTACATCAACTGGCATGGTTTTAGTCCAATCCAGAAATACTCTTTGGCCTTTCTTGAGGTGAGTTGCTTCAGGTCCTACCATTAGTATTAATCCTGGTTTCGAACCCTTAGTAGTATCACCTGTAAGGATGATGCCACCTGCTGTTGCTGTTTCTTTTTCTGTCTCTGTTACGAGTACATTTTTTCCGATCATTTTCATAATTATCTCCTATTTGTAAAATATATGATTATCAATTGTTACTGTTCTATTTAGTGAATCTGCCCAATATGGGTTAACATTATCTGCGTGATAATGAGTTGATCCTTCGGTTATATCCCAGACTTTTCCCCAGTATAGCTTTTTCTCAATATATGCTTG